ATGCATACTATGAGGCCCGTGATCAACGCAATGAAGCCTTCTCCTGCCTCTATGCAGTGCGCGACTATGCAGGCCGCATTGTCGAAGGCATCGACGCCCAAGGAGCATGACCATGCAAGCTCATGGCCTTTCCATCAACCAACGCAATCTGTTTTCTTATTTCCTAGCCCATAAGAAACGCCACAAGCATGCTCCCTGCTTTGTACCCAAGCTTCCCCTAGCAGGCTCCAATCTTCCCCTCTATCTCAATGCCCTAGAGGCTCTAGAAGCCAAGGGCCTCATCAGCGTGGATCGCTCAGCGCAGCATTACAGGGGCTGGATCATGAACCATGCCAAGGGCGTTTGTGAAGAAACGCAACAAGGCTTGACAGCCTCCTGGAAATGAACTAATTTCTATTTCGTACAGGGCCGCGAGGCCCGCCCTCCTTCAAAACCATGACTGCTCTCGTCTTCACTCTCGACAGCTTCCGCCCCACACAAGGCCAGTGGTGGGGCAACGACACCGTTCGTGGCACTGAGCGTCGCGTGAAACTCGTGGCCTCCTGCATGGGCTTCTGGCTCTGGACCGCAGACTTCCGCGATGCCCACTCTGGCCGCATTATCACCCAGCGTTTCTTCTGCACCAAGCCCAGCAGCGAGGAGCCCGTGGCCCTGTTTGAAAACCCCGATGATCGCCAGCGTTGGATGGAAAAGCAATGGAAAGCGCAGGAGGAGGCCAATGGAAACCGTTAACATCCTCGCAATCAGCAGCAAGGGCCGCAGCCGTATCGGCAAGGCCCTCACCACTGCCATTGTTGAGCAAAACCATCACGACAAGCTTTTCATTGTCATTCCTGGCATGAATCAATGTCGATGGATAAAGAAAGACAATGACCCTGATTTCCGCATTGTTCCCGAGGATTGATCATGCATTATGTTTGCAACTACAGCGAAAACGGCCCGTATTGGCCAGCTACGCAGGGCCGCTACCAAGCGGCCCGCCTCAAAGAACTAATCATGCATGTAAGAGTTTGCATGGAAGATGGAGACTATCAAATAGGCATCTTTGATGAAAACAATGAATGCAAGGGCATGTGGATAGATGAAGCCGAACCAGAGCCCGATGGCGAAGGTGGAATGGTTTTACAGAAGTCTTGTTACGTGCTTTATCGCCCTGGCGATATGAGCGCAGGTATGTGGAATTTGCATCTTTCTAAATTCAAGAAGAACTAATCATGATCCTCATTGATTTCTTTAACGACGATTGCTGTAAAGGCACTGAATTGATTGAAGGGTGGTATTACTATTCCGACAGTGATGATGAAATAGTTGGTGGACCGTTTGAAAGTGAAGAGGCCGCTATAAAAGCGGCCTTTGATGGTTATGGTTGGTGAGACCCGGCTGAAAATGTATAAGACCCGGCTGGCATCGTATAAGACCCGGCTAGGTTCGTATCTAGGGTCCGGCTGGCTGCGTATCAGGCTCCCGGCCCGATTTTCCCGCCGCCTTGTTGAGAATGATTCTCATTTTCACGGGGTAGTACATTTGTACTACTTTTGGCCAATGATAAGCTGAGCTGATCATTCCGGGCCGAACCATCAGCATCCCTTATCTTATCAGGCATCCTGATCATTCCCCGACCCTCCCATCAGCTCCGCTTATCTGATAAGCGCAGTTAATGTAAAAAATTGCACGCGATAAAGTATTCTTATCATTGCAACTTGCGCCGCTAAATGTAGCTAACTGCCACGCGGCAGGATGTAGCCTACCGTGCGCCGCTAAGTGATGCCTACTGTTTCGCGCTAGGTGATCCCTACTGTTTCGCGCTAATTGATGCCCACTGTTTCGCGCTAAATACAAATATTTCAGAATGTAACGCGGCGCCATGGTTTCGTCCGTCCCATGGTATGGGCGCCAAATGTTGCCAAATGTTGCGCTAATGGTTGACTGTTTGGCCGGTGCCATGGTATCCGCGCACGTGCGCGTTCTTTCTTTCCTCTATGGTGCCGATCCTGTAGGTTCCCGGACAACGCACCAACCACACGAACCGCCATAGCCTCCCGGAGACTGTGCCACCTATGGGAGTGTCCTAGGATTCTGGATTCTGTGCCAGTCTGGGCCCATACTTCTATCAACGGCAAGCGAGGCGACTCGCCAGCCGCTACCCTCCGCAACTTTCGCCAATGGCCTATTCTTTCACCCGTAGCCCGCTTGATGGCTGCGTGATTGTTGACTCTACCGGCACCGTCCTAGATGCTTCTACGTGCTATCTAGTGGATGCTGAAACGATGCCCGATGCAACATACCGCCAGTTCATAGAAGAATGCTCCGACGCTGAAACTTTCGCAATGGCGAAACAATGGGGGAGGAAGCTTTCCGCCGTTGTCATAACGTCCGCCAAACTTCCCGGAGAATCCTAAACCTTTCCTAGTCTTTCTTTCCTTTCCTTTCTTTCCTTTCAACCATGCAACTTTCTGCCCTTTCCTTTCATCTTTCCGTCAAAAGCAACAACGCCAAGACTGGCCCAATGGCAGTCTCTACATCTTCTAAGCTAACTTGCGCTCCATCGTGTCCGTTCCTTCCCGAGAATGGCGGCGGATGCTATGCACAATCTGGGCCGCTTAACCTACATTGGCTAAAAGTTACAAACGGTGAGCGTGGCACAAACTTTCAAACTTTCCTTGAAAAGTTGAAAGAACTTCCCGCAGGTTCAGCCTTTCGTCACAATCAGGCGGGGGATCTTCCACATAATAATGGCAAGATTTCAGAAACTTTCATCCGAAAGATGATAAAGGCAGTCTCGCATCTTAAAGCCTACACCTATTCTCATCACAACATCACACTAGGAGAGAATCTTTCTCTCATTAGAAAGGCAAACCGTGCGGGCTTTACAGTTAACGTAAGCTGTGAAAGTGAAGCGCAGGTTGATGCTGCCATCGCGGCGGATCTTCCCGCTGTCGTTGTTGCAAAGTCTGACGAACAACGCACAACATGGCGCACATCTGCCGGGAATATTGTTCTAGTTTGTCCCGCACAACGTAGTGACACTGTAACGTGCAATGATTGCATGTTGTGTCACAAACGGGGGAAGAAAGTTGCCATAGCCTTTCTGGCGCATGGCACCAGTAAGAAAAAGGCAGAGGCGCAACTTACGGAGGCTAACTAATGCCAGCCTTCTACACTTTCGCCATAGATGAATATGGCGTGGGCTATTCTCCCGAAACTTTCTACAACGTAGAAGATGCAGAATTGTTTCTATCTTCCTTGAAAGATGCGCTAGAAGATGCAAATTATAGCCAGGCTTTTATGGTGCGCTCAGCTATCGACAATCTAGAAGATCAACTCAGAAACTATAAAGAATCAGCAGACTAGCCTAGAAGGGCCCACAAGGGCCCTTTCTTCTATTCGGCTATCTTTCCCCATAGCCCGCCCATAGGATAGGTTGGCGGGGATTCTGGGGGGTTCTGGTAGTGGTGGAGCAATGGGAGAGCGGATGGAGGGAACATCCCCACTATTGCGAGCGATTCTCAACTAGACTGTACCATTTCAATACGTTACAACTGTTCACCGTGAACAGACACGGGCGAGACGCCAGTGTAGAGAGCAGTAGAAAGCCTCCCTACGGTTTTGGGGGCGCGGTACTCCCCACGAAATGTGGAGCCAAAAATGATCGAAAATCGCAAGCGATAAGTACAATTACCTACCAGTCAAGAGAATCAACAATGGCTCGTCCCACTGCTTCAGCAAGAATTTTTAATTCTTCATGCGTAGCGTAGCTTTTAAAAGTATTTGCTTTATTACTGATTATCCATACATTTCCCTTTACATAGCCTTTTGTTGGATCAATGCGATCCAATGAAGGACTATTTGGAACCATTTTTTTGCCATTTCCGCGTATAGCGGACCATTCAAGAGGCATGCCAAACACTGGGCAACGTGAGACAACAAGAGAACGCACATATTCATAATCAATGTCAAAATCAAGATTTTTATTTTTAGCCCGCAGGCGAGCATTGCGAAACATATTGCCTGTTTGTCTTGTTACGGGATTATTTTTCCCATATTGTTGACTAATTGATGTATTGCATTGTCTGCAATGAGAAGCTAGGCCGCTTTGATTCCGGGAACTTCTAACGAATTCGCTCAACGGCTTAGCAATACCACATTTAGAGCATTGTTTTTGCTGCAAGTCCATGCGAGGCAAGCAATTGTTGCAAAGCTTAACCAGCAAAAACCTAGTCAGCACACGCTGAAAGCAAGCCCGAAGGGCGCCGCTTGAAGCGTTCTCCTCCCTTCTCCTCCAATGGAGGCGCCCAAAGCGCCGTAATGATGCACTAGGAAGCTGGCACTTTCTAAATTCGCGCATTCTCTTTTGCATCGTCTATTGCTTAAAGCGGCCCACAAAGGGCCGCTGCTCTAGACCATATTGCTTTTTCTTAAAAAACCAGCCCCGTCTGGCTGCTGCGTATAGTTTCCCAAGACCATTACTTAGGACTGGTCCAGCCTTTTTGTATTTCGCCACTCGTCAGTAGCTCCGTCCTTTGGGGACTCCGCATTGCTGAGAGCACCGTGGCTTGTCTAGCCTTTTTAGCTCGTCACTCCGCGCTTTAGGCGCTTCGTTGGAGGGGAAGGTGCTCGGGAGAGGCTAGCGAGGAGCGTCTAATTGCTCTGGAGGGGCGAAATTTAGACGCTGCTGCGCTTACGCATATCGTAAATGCTCTGTCAAGCTTTGTCAAGAGGCTGAAAAGCCTTGCCACCACTAGAAAGGGGCCTAAAAGGCCCCGAAAACCACGGAAAAATTGCCCGTTTCTTAAGAATGTCTTCTGTTTTGTCAGGCAATGAAGAAGAATGTATTAAAAACTACCAGTCAAATTGTTGATAGTGACTAGCCTGAAATGATCGCCGCTAATTAATTATGTGGGGCCTGCCAGAACGTCAACCA